ACAGACACAAGTGGAATTCAACGACTCGTTCTTCGAATCGATCCTGCGCAGCTCCGGCGTCAAAAGCCTGTGCTCGCAGAAAGCCGAAAAGGTGCTGCAAGCAGCGAAAGCCAGTGCCCCCGTCGACAGCGGAGCATACAGGGACGGCCTGCAACTGCGCACGGTATCCAGAGCGCACCGAGACACCGTCATGGTAGTGGGCACGGACGCGAAAACCATGCTCATCGAATCCAAGACCGGCAACCTCGCCCGCGCATTGAAGGCCGCGAAATGACCCTCTACCTGCCACCTGACATGGAACTGTTCCTCACCGGATGGCTGCGCTCGCGTATTCCCGAGGTTCGGTTCGCCAACAGGGAACCCGACAATCTGTCCACTCCTCTGGAGCAGTCGGTGGTTGTCATTCGTGATGATTCTGGCCCCGCCACCTCACAGGTCACATTTGACCGCTCCATAGGAGTAAGTGTGCTGGCGGGATCCAAGACCAACGATAAGCCGGCCAATGATCTCGCGAGGCTCATCTATGCACATTTAACTTGTGATGAGATTATCACCGCGCAGGAGTCTCCAGTCTCTGCAATCATCGGCTCGGGTTGTAACGGTCCCTATCCTGTTCAGGACGACCACGATTATGCACGCCGATACATGACCGTCGAATATTCGACAGTCGGCACCATTCAATAACTATCAACATTCTTCGAAGCCACCTCACCTAGGGTGGCTTTTCTTATATCCAAGGAGAGAAAAACATGACAGCAGATGCCAAAGGCAACGATCTTCAAGCAGTAGACGTCCCCATCACTGGACAGCTAGCAGTAGCGCCATATGCCGCTGGAAACTTACTCACTTCCGAAGCGGGAGGCGGGCCTATGGTCACATGGCCAAGTGATAATCCTTATGTGTGGCTGGGCTTGATTAAACAAGATGGTGGTGCCACCGAAGGTCAGGATCAGGATGACGCTATCGAATTCTTCCAGAAGGGATACTTCCTGAATCAGGACCCCACTATGACAATTCAGTGGGGATTGGCGGAGTTTAATGCTGCAGTCCGCAAACTCATCACCGGTCAGACTGCTGATGCGAACGGCATGATCGCTGTAGACACGTACACGCCAGATACCAAGTGGATCCTGTTCTATGAAGAGGTCTATAAGAACGGTAAGGTACGTCGTCTCAACGGTGTCATCCAAGTGACCACCACCGAGGTTGACCAGTCTGAGCGGGGCAGTGTGAAAGGACGCACTGTCACCATGACCTGGCAGCCAGACGAGATCCTGGGCAACGGTTCGACCACCAAGTTCAACGAATGGCAGTACGACCCAAAAGCGTGAAGTCGGTAGCGGTAACCGCCGCTGATGGCGGAACCGCACCGACTGTACAAGTTGGTTCAACAATTCAACTGAAGGCCGTTGCAACACTGGCAGACGCTTCAACGATTGATGTCACCACATCATCACAGTGGGCATCGAATGCGGTGTCCAAGGCAACTGTGGCCAGCACAGGGAAGGTTACCGGCGTTGCTGCGGGGACGACGGAAGTTACCGCTACAAACGGTGACGTTACATCGTCTGCTGTGACTGTCACAGTATCCGCCTGAACAGGCATTCATCCCATCCGTGTGGTTCATGCTCTCCATGCGGATGGGATTTTCACATAAAAGAGCCTCACCTTAAAGGAGCATAAGAATGGTACAGAAGAACGATATTCCAGATGATCTCAACTTTGAAGATGCCACCGAAGAATCGTATGAAGCGGGAATCGTCGAAGCTGGAAAGGCATTGGAGAACCGCTATATTGTCAGATTCCCTAACCTGTATGTGAAAACTTACGAGGGACATACTTACCGCCTACCGCTGGCGGTGAGAGCTGACTACTTCGATGACGAGGATGGCCAGGAATCGCCATTAGCGCAGATTAAATCGGTGCTGACGCGCGAGAATCCAACCAAACGTAAATTGATCAACAGTGAAATGTCAGTCACCTTGCTTGCCATTGGCGACAGGTATGCGGATGTTATCGCCGACGTGCAGATGGCATCACTGGGAAAATACAAGGCTTCCTCCGCAGTGTCGAAGCCGACCGCGTAGAAGCCGCTGCAGACTTCGCCAGGCTCGGATGGTCACTGGCAGGCGACGTGGGTAACCGGCTGCGTTACGGGGATGCAATGGCACTGTATGCCTCCCTCATAGCCGACCCTGCAACCTTAACCGGAGCTAAACATCTTGGACTGGACTACCCGATGAGTTGGGAAGGACTGTCCGCTGCGTTTCACCAGCGAGGATACCTTATGCCGGCACCGCTGCGCATCGGTGAGGAAACAGGGCATGGCCCTGCGGACGATGAGGAACTGGAACAGGCGAAGGCGAAACTCAGCCCGTTCCCCGGAGTGAATGTTGAGGAGTTGGCATGACAGGTGCAGCAGGGGCCGAGGTAGGTTCGGGACACGTTTCGATCTTCCCCGTCATGACAGGGTTCCGTTCGATGGTCTCCAAGGAGGTCCAGGCATCGGGCAAGGAAGGCGGCAGCATCTTCTCACGCGCCTTCCAAGGCGTCGGGTCGAAAGCAGGATCAGCGCTCGGCAAAGATATGAAGAGCGCGTTCAATGGTACGGCGGGTGACCTCGCCTCGCCCGTTTTGAAGAAGATGCAGTCTGAGGTAGCATCAGCAGCCCGAGCGATGAGTACCGCGAGACTCAAGCAACAGGACGCGGCAGGTAAAGTGCGCGTGGCCGAAGTGCAGTTGGCGGCGGCGATAGCGAAGAACGGTGCCGAATCGGTGCAAGCCGTCGCCGCTTCAGAGCGTCTTGCATCGGCGAAGCGTAAGGAACAATCCACTTCTGACGCGCTTACTACTGCGAATAAACGTTTGGCTGATGCGAAGAAGGCTGTTGCTGATGTCAAACAATCCACCATAGAAGCACCAAAGACAGGCGTGTTCACCAACGCCATCCAACGTATCCGCGGCAGCGTACAGGGATTGAACCGTGAGAACGTCGATGCGGTCTCCTCGAAACTCTCTGGCTTCGGTGTTAAGTGGGGAGTAGTCGCCGGAGTAGCCGGGGCGGCGACGCAGCGGATCCTAGGGTTGTTCTCCGGCATGATCTCTGGAGCTGAGGATGCGTCCGACTCGACCCAGAAATTCAAGTCCACACTCAATTTCGCGGACATAGATACGAACACCATCTCCAAGCTGGTCGACCAGACCCAAGACTATGCCGACCGAACCGTTTACGATCTCGGTGATATACGTTCGGCGACTGCCCAGCTGGCTTCAAACGGCGTCAAGGATTATGCGAATCTCGTGGAAGCCGCAGGAAACCTGAACGCGGTGGCGGGAGGCAACGCAGACACATTCAAAAGCGTCACCATGGTTCTCACTCAGACCGCAGGGGCCGGCAAGCTCACCACCGAGAACTGGAACCAGATGCGCGACGCCATTCCCGGCGCATCAGGAAAGATCCAAGATGCTTTGAAGAAGAACAAGGCGTTCACGGGCAACTTCTCCGATGCTTTGGAGAAGGGCCAAGTCAGCGCCGAAGAGTTCAACAAGGCGCTCATGGATCTGGGTATGACCGATATCGCGAAAAAGGCCGCCGCGGACAGCAGCACATTCGAGGGGGCGATGGGCAATTGGGAGGCCGCCGTCGAGAAGTTCGGCAGCACTTTCCTGGACACGATGAAACCACAGCTGACCGGTGCGATTAATTTCGCATCGGACAAGCTCGGCAATTTCACTAACTGGTTCAAAACCACATGGAACTCCGTGTCGGGTCTGATCGCGAAGAAAGACTTCAAAGGAGCGTTCAAAAAGGCCTTCGATGTCGACGATTCGACCATGAACCGCTTGTCCGAGTCCTTCTCCGGTATCCATGATGGGCTGGACGGCATCGGTGACGCTTTGAGCCCGCTCAAATCCAAAGTGACAGGTGCGGGAAGTTCCTTCCCGACGTTAAACCGCGGGTTAAGCGGATTCGCCCAGGCGTTGGATACGGTCCAGCCTGTTCTCCCTGCCATATCTAAACTGATTGACTTGTTTGGGGAACTTCCTACAGGAGTACAGTCTGCTGTGCTTGGATTCGCACTGTTCGGCAGACAGACCAGCATGATCCTCACGCCGATCGGCATGGTGGTGAAAGCCTCGGCGGGTTTGGTGAAGGGCATCGGCTCTGTCGGTAGCGCCATCAGTGGAATGGTTTCGGGCAGACTCTCGAAAGCCAGCTCGATATCATCCATAGCGGAGTCATTCGAATCAGCGGGGAGCAGTGCGTCCACAGCCGCACCCAAGATCGGGAACGCAGCCGCGAGTGTGGAAAAACTTGACACCAAAGCCGCCGGAGCAGTGGGTAACACAGGGAAGCTATCTAAGACACTCGGTGGTTTTGACATGTCTGGGGTCAAGTTCGCAGTTGCCGCTGTTGCGGTGACTGGATACCTTTCAACGATAAGCGATCAGATCGAAAAGACGAATACTGAGACAAGCAACTTGTCAACTGCCATGAAGAGCGGTGCCGATGGAGTTTCTCAGTGGTGGTCTCAAATGAAGAGCGGCGCATCGGGGCAACTTGGTTTCTGGGACAATGTAGGCAGTATGTTCAGCGGAACCCTTTCAGGTGCATTAAATAAGACAGGGACAAGCTGGAACACCTTCCAGAAAGCCGTAGAAGGTAGTTCGTCTGCTATGGAAGAACTTGAAGCCAAACGGGGTGGTATCAAATGGGACGGGTCGAATATGGCAATGGGGACTGTCATATCTCAGGTGAAAAAACTTCGTGAGTCGTATCAGGAGACCATCAAGGAGATGATTGAGTACTCCAAAACTCAGGATTCGATTACAGCAGGATTCGGTAGCGCATCTGCGAAGTTCAGTGAGCTCAGTACAACGCTGAAAGCTAACGGAGATAACCTGCAGAACAATAGCCAGCTGTCACAACAGTCATCTCAATACCTGCAGTCGGCAGCATCGAGCGCATTGGAAGCGGCTAAAGCGCAGGTGGTATATGGAAAGGCGAACGGAGACACTGCTGGGAGCGTGCAGGAGGCCAAAAATCAGATTCAATCCATGCGTGACCAGTTGGTTGGTACTCTCACCCAGTACGGAATGAGTGAGGATGCGGCTAATAAGTATGCTGATGCGCTCGGACTGATACCGGGCAATGTGAATACTGATGCGTTCCTTCAAACCGATGTTGCTAGTTCTGACCTTACGGCATACCTGGATCGTTTGCAGGCAACCCCAGAGCAGAAGCAGACAGTGATGAATGCTCTGACGGCTCAAGCAGACGGGAATGTTGATAATCTGCATCTTAAAATCAGTGATTTGCCGACATGGGTGAATTCGGTACTAACCGCTGACAATACGGATGCCCAGAAGAAAACAGCTGAAGCAACTACGTCGTTACGTCATTTTGATGGGTCCAAAGCCAAAGCAACTTTGACAGCCGATAACAGTGATGCGAACAGCAAGGCCAATGACACCAAACAGAAAGTCAAGTCGGTCCCTGAAGAGCATAAGACTAACTTCTTCGCCGAGCAGGCTGGTAGCGGCTGGACGAACATCAAGAACTTCTTCGGGAGTTTTGGCAGCACGATGAAATCCTACTGGGGGTTGTCGCATGGTGGAGAGGTGCATCGTGCGAATGGCGGGATTGTACAGCGTTTGGCGTCAGGTGGGCCATCGGGGTATGTGTCGGGTCCTGGGACCTCGACTTCTGATTCGATCATGACATGGCTCTCGGATGGAGAATACGTCATCCGCGCCGCGGCCGCGCGAAAGATCGGTCTGCAAAACCTTAACAGGGCCAACGCCACGGGAAAGCTGTCAGGTGGGTCAGTCGTATCCTCACAGCCTGTAATCAATCAAAAGATCAGTATTACGAATACGGGTGTGGTGAATCCTTATGTGAATGGGAACATTCTTGGGCGTACGGCTGCGGCCTCAGCCCGTGCTTCATTGATGGGGGTGTGAGAATGATTGATGCTCATGCGTTTCTTTATTTTGGAGAGAACGAGAATATCCAATTTCATTCCGGAAGATACAAGCCCGCAGGTGGTGCTCTGATGCTTTCCAAGGAAGGTATTGAGGGTTGGTGGGGTGCGCCTGATTTGAAGGTTGATGTGACGGAGCGTGCGTCGGGTAATGGTGGTCATGATGTGGCGTCTGATGCGATACTCTATGCGTCGCGCACGGTGACGGTGAATTTCACTGCGATCGGTGACGTGCGTTCCGAGGTGTTGGATGCGGTTCGGCGTGTGGCTGGTGCGAATGGGTTGCCGGTGAGGTTGAGGGTGGTGGATGACCGGTCGGATACGTTTGTTTCGGGGTTTGTGCGTCCGCAGTTTGGGGCGTCGTGGAATGAGCGGTTCCAGTCGGGCACGTTGACTGTGGTGTGTCCTCGTCCTGAACGGTTGTCGTGGTTGGTGTCTGAGTTGCAGTTGTTTCCGACTAACGTGCAGCAGGGTGGCCTGGTGTACGGGGACGGTAAGGGGTTGCGTTATGGGTTGTCGTATGGGACGGCTGGTGTGGCGTCGAATGTGGCGTTATTGACTAATCAGGGGAGTTCTCCAGCGTTTCCGGTGTTGACGGTGACTGGCTCGTTTCCTAATGGTGTGCTTGTTCAATGGTCTGGTGGTGATGCGGTGGAGTATGCGGGCTCTGTGGGTGCTGTGCCTCTCGTGTTGGATTCGCGTTCACAAACCGCGTCGATGGGTGGCGTGGATGTGAGCCGCAATCTCACTCGACGTTCGTTCCCTGTGATTCCTGCTGCCGGTTCGGTGTCGTTGCGGTTGATGAGTGCTGGTTCTGGTTGGGTGACGGCTTCATGCCGTGACACGTTTATCTGAGATTTCTGAATTCTATTTTCATTGTTGAGCCTCGCCGTTGGCGGGGTTTTCCTGTTTTTGGGGGCATTTATGGTTACCGCGTTAGGTGTGGATGTTGACGCTAGCGGCAATGGTGTAGATCCGTTGACGCATCGCAACATTATTAAGGCTCATTGGGTGAATACTGGTGTTGTTTCTGGCCTTGCGGTGTCGGGGCGTTCGGATTTGTATTACGGGGTGTCTGCTGGTCTGGCTGTGTGTTCGATGGGGGATGCTGACGGCTATGTGGAGGCGTATTGGCCTGGTGGCAAGACTGAGAATACGGTGAGTGCTGGTGATGGTACTTATGCGCGTATTGATACGGTGTATTTGCTTGCGAACACGGGAACTCCTGACAATGTGGTGCATTGCAAGGTGGTACAGGGCACTCCCGCTGCTAGTCCTGTCGCTCCGGCGTTACCTACTGGAGGGTTGAAACTTCGTGATGTGTCAGTGCCTGCTGGTGCGTCAACTACGAGTGCTGGTGCGGTAGGTACTGATGTGGGGTATGCGATCCCGTATGGGGCGAATTTGAATCGTTTAGCTCACGCGGTGAATACCACATCGGTAGCACAAAATTGGACGGCTAATACGTGGTGGCCTCAGGCTGCTGCGACGACTGGCTTGTTGTTGACTGACAGGCTAGTCACTGTTGAGTTTACGTGGCGTGCTACCACGAAGTATGCTGCTAATCCGTCTGGCGGTGATGGTTCGTTCTACGCGAAGCTGGTGGTTGATGGTGTTGATGTGTCGGATGGGTTGGATGAGTGCAGGGTAGGGAATATTTGGGAGCGTCAGTGCGTGAGATTCCGTACGACTCTTGCTGGTGGGAAAACTCATAGCGTGAATGTGAGTATTAAACCGAATACTGGTTTATCTCATTTCATGTGGCAGGGGTTACGTACTGTTGACGTGTTTGATGGTGGGGTAGCGCAGTGAGTTGGTGTCATTGGCTTACTGATGCGCGTACTGGCAGGATTGTTAGGCCTCTTGATATTCCGTCGTTTTCGTGGAAGATGAGCATCAGTGATTTTGGCTTTACGACTACGGCGAAGAATTTGGGTGAGGCTGACGCGTCGAATCTGACGTTGCCGTGGAGTCAGTTCGATGACTATGACGATGCTGGAGTGTTAACACATCGTGCTTCTCCCGCTGAGTTGAACCATATGCTCAGCATGGGGCGTAGAGCGTTGTGCTCCTCGTGGGTGTATGAGGGTGTGGCTGATAAGCGTGGTACGCCGATCTTGTGGGGTGCGTTGGGGGAGCGTCAGGATTCGTGGCTTGATACCACGTTCCCCGTGTATTCGCCCATGACGCTTATGGGGTCTCGATATGCGATTCGTGACGGTGCGTTCAAGGATGGTAAAAGTTCAGATACGGTGAGTTGGACTGGCTTGTCACTTAGAGGTTTAGCGTCGAATCTTATCGATCTGGTGGTTAATGGGAAGAATGGTGGCTTGCTGCCGTTTGATTGCACGTATCTTAATGAGTCTGGTACGCATCAGCGTACAGATTACCAGGCGTGGAATGTGCAGAATCTCGATGTGAAATCGCTGCTGACTAACATCGCTAACGTGCAGGGCGGGCCGGACATGACGTTCCGACCTTACTGGGCTGATGGGTCGCGTGTACGTGTCAGGTTTCTTGCCGGCTCTGATGCTGACGTGTATTTGGATATTAATCACGCGCCGCTAGCTTTGAATAGTTTCCCTGGTGGTGGCTCGTTAGAGGAGTTGACGGTTGATTATGCGCTGCCATACCAGCGTGTGTATGGCACTGGTGCTGGCACTGATGAGAGTGTCATTACAGCGATTGCTGAGGATTTGTCACCAGTGACAGGATCGAGTGATCCGCCAATCCTTAGAGAGATAGCGTATGCCGACACTGATGCTGCAACTTTGCAGAATCTGAAACCTAAAGTCCAAGCGGTACTGAATGCGAATAAACGTACCACGATGCAGTTGACTAGCAGTATCGACGTGAACGACACCGATGCATCGGGTAGGCCATTGCACCCGTTGGGCTCGTTTTGGCCTGGGCAAGTATGCGAACTGAGTGTGACTGGACATCGCACGCTACCCGATGGCACATATGCTACGAGACTCATGGAAATGAGTGGCGACCAGTCAAGCAAGGTTGCCGTGAAATTTGATGTTATGGACGCTCCGTTCTAAAGGGGGATTGATTTGGCTTTTCATCCAGATATCACACGCAAAGATGATGTGACAGTAGCTTTGGATACGGCGAACGCGGCGGTCAAGCTCGCATCTCGTCAAATGACTGGTAATGCGGGTAGTGTCACGATCCCTAACGCTGACGGCACTAAAACCGTGTTGGGTGTAGACGCGGGGGAGACTGGGGTTGCCCCGTGGGTTGGGGACACTACAGCCCCAGGTAAGCCATTAGGGTTGAGTGTTGAATCTCATAATGGTGCAATATGGGTCACTTGGGACGGCACGCTGGATGGTGGTATTCCTGCTGATTTTAGCCATATTCAAGTGAGTGCTTCATATGATGCCACGGTGGTGGATATGGGCAGGCTTACTGCTGCAGGCACGGTGACAGCTGCTGAACTACCTGCTGGTAGTGAGGTTACGGCTAGTGCAGTCGCGTATGATGATGCTCACGCTGCAGATGGTTCAAGCGCCCCGAACGCCTCGCCTGTTTCGGATGTGGTGACTGTTATCGTGCAAAGTGCTGTTGATGCTGCTCAAGTGCAGCAGGCGCAAGATGACGCTCAGTCAGCATTAGATAAGGCTGGGCAAGCGTCTGATACTGCTACTAGCGCGAAAAACACTGCCGAAGGTGCTAGTACGAACGCTACTAATGCGTCCAATACGGCGACATCCGCGAAAACTGCTGCTGATAGTGCGAACTCGACTGCCGCCTCAGCATTAGCGACAGCACAAGCCGCTCAGAATGATGGGGTAACTCAGTGGGTACCGCAATACGCGCAAACCACGAGCCCTACCAGTGCTCCAACCACAGGGTGGAGTAATACGGCTCCCGACTGGGTTGCTGGCAGTTACATATGGTCTCGTATGATTGTCGCTTACGGTAGCGGCGATTATGAAACCACGGACCCAGTAGTCCTGACCGGCAATACGGGCACGCCAGGTAGTAAAGGTGATCCTGGTAAGGACGGTGCAGACGGTACTAGTGTCACCGTTAAGGGGCGGGTTTCCACTGCTGCGAATCTTCCATCGAGTGCTGCTAATGGTGACGGTTATATTACTGAGGATGATGGTCATCTGCATGTTTGGGGGTCTACTGGTTTTACTGATGTGGGCCAGTTTAAAGGCGAGAATGGTCTGAACGCGTATGTGCATACGGCGTGGGCAAATAGTGCCGACGGTAAAACCGATTTCAGTACTACCAGTGGTGGTACCCGTGCATACATGGGGCAGTATAACGATAATACGGTTGCTGATTCTACTGATCCAACAAAATACACGTGGACTAAAATTAAAGGTAGTGATGGTGCTCAAGGTGTGGGCGTGGCTTCAATCACCCCGTACTGGGCGTTAGGTACAGCAGCTCCTGCCAAACCTGCAGTCACCACGCCGCCAAGCCCATGGGTGTCCGCCGAGCCTGGATATCAACGAAACCAAAACCTGTACACGACCACCAGATTCACTTATGATTCTGGGGCGTTCGTATACACGAACGTGCAGTTAGATTCGTCGTATCAGTATTCCGCTGCTGCTGAAACTGCCGCTCGGGATGCGTTGCAATCGGCTACGAATGCGAACACTGCAGCGCAAACAGCCCAGACAGCTGCTACGAATGCGAATAGTGCAGCCACGTCTGCAGCGACGAAAGCGGATAACGCTTCAAGCGCGGCCACACAAGCACAATCCACGGCCACCGCGGCAGCACAAGCCGCAACATCAGCACAGACAGCGGCAAATCTTGCTATACAAAACGCGGAAAATCTGATCCTTGACCCTTCGTTCGAGGACAGTAAATTCAGAGTTCTGCCAACCGGTGGTTCGTATGACAGTTCCCAGTATCTTGGGGGCAATCAAAGCTTAAAAAGCGTACCAACTTATGGTGTTTTTCAAATATTTTTAATTGGCGATGTAACTAATGGCACAGCTATGCCTGTAGTGCCTGGACGTACATATAGATTGTCTGGTTCGTTAAAGTTTGGATCCGGTTCCGCTGGGAATAATGGTAACAACAAATTAAGAATTGGGCGTGGTGATAATAATTCTCTAATTGCTGACACTGGGCAAGTTTCGTTTAATGAAACAAGCTGGACGTTAAGAACTCTTGATTTTACTGTTCCAGGCGATGCTAGTTATTCTTCGGTAAAGATTTTATTAGGTTCTGATCTATCCTCCGGCGCTGTGTGGTGGGATGACGTATCTTTCAAAGATATTACTGAGGCCAAGGCGGCTCAGGATGCTGCTAATACTGCTCAAACGGCAGCAGATACAGCACAAACGGCAGCAGCAAACGCAGCGTCTATTGCTAACGCTGCTAAATCTGCTGCGCTCGGTGCACAGACTACTGCTGACGGTAAGAACAAGATATTCTCTAATGCTACGCAGCCGAGTAGTACGGGGCTAGTGCCCGGTGACCTCTGGTTCCAACTGAACGCTTCTAAGCAGGTTACCGGCATCCAGGTATGGAATGGCAGCGCCTTTGTGGACTATCTTGTTGTGGCTAACGAGATTCTCGTGGCTGGCAGTGTGGGCACCACGCAGATTAAGAATGGCGCAATCACTACCGACTTGCTGACGTCTAACGCGGTTACTGCGATTAAAATCGCTGCTCAAACCATTACTGGTGACAAGCTGAACGTCGGTAGTGTCGCGTCTGCAATCATGACCTCGAACCTGTTCAAAACCTCAGGGTCAAGCAACTACACCATTGTGAACGATTCAGGGATCACTGTATACAAGAACGGGACACCCTACTCGCATATGGGTTCGGATACTGCATATGGGTTGCAACTATGGAACCCATATACCAGCAGCATGGTGGAAGCCAGCAGTATGGTTTTCGGTATTACACCCTTTATCAGTGCCAGCCAGAAAGAGAGCTTAAGTCCTGGAAACGATGGGAATATGAATAATTGGACATTCGAAGACTTACCGAATACCTTTACGGCACCTAGCCCTCGTGCGTTCGGCATTTTTTCATATACCACTGCGCTAAATGATGATGTTTGTGCTATCAACTGTGCAGCAATCCTGAGATACAACGATTCTGATGTCTATGCATGGAACAGCAACCCTAAAGGTTACGTAGCGCTCAATGGCAATACTGTCACATACATGTTTGACAACCTAGTAGTTGGACGAACTTATAGTGTTCGCTTCCAGTGGCGAGGTGGTCGAATGGTGACTGGTGACAGAAGTTCAAGAATAGCTACTGCTAACCGTTCTCTCGTGTTGTTCCCAAGCTGAAACGAGTCGAAAATGCTTGATTCACTACTAGGCGGTCTACTGTCCCATCAGTTTCATAAGAGCTGCCAAGCGGTGTATTAGCCATGCCAATCACATAAGACATATTAGGAGGCGTGATGCCTGATTCGATGCCTGTGTGGGCGTGGATATTGGTGACTGCGTTGGGTAGTAGCGGTTTTATGGCGTTCGCGGGCAGGTTGGCCGACCGGTGGCTGGCGCGTGATCATGCCGTGGTTCGTAGAGGCGATCTCGCATCTGAGTTGGAGTCGGCTCTTTCCGCTTCGCCGACCATCACCGGTATGGGGGAGAAGCTCAACCGTGATTATGTGCATATGGAGCATATTGACAGTGAGCTCCGTGAGTTCAGATTGACGCAGTTGCGTCAATGCCTATTCGCTCATCCGTATGACCAGAACAGTCACCAGTCGGCAATCGAGAGCGGAGAGGAATACATTGCGCTCGGGGGAAACGGTGTCGGGCATAAACGCTTGACCCAGCTCGAGGACAACTACGCGCAACGCGTCGCCGCTGACGACTGGGATTACACCCATAACCGCCCATAACCCCACACTTAATTATTCAAGCCTCCAGAAGTTTGCTGGGGGCTTTTCTTATGCGCATTTTAAGGAGATAACTATGTATAAACGATTACTGGGAGCGTTGGCCGTGCTGGTCATGCTCGGCTCGTTTGCCGCGTGCGGTACAAGCACGCCCGCGCCGACTATTGCGAAGCCAACAGCGTCGTCTAGTCAAACAGTCAAGACACATACGGCGACGGTCAGGGTTGAGGGCACGGGCGTGGCTACTGATGTGACGGTCAGCATTATCGATCCTGATACAGGGTTACATCCCACTCAAGGATCTGAAGGGTTGGAAGGGGCTTCTGCGACTCCGAGCGATGGTGATCAAACCGTAGGAGATAGCACAGCACAAACGGATAGTAACCCGAATGCTGTTCTCCCGTTCACGGAATCCTACGAGTTGACTACTGGCCAGAAACTCACGGTGGCAGCCCAGAACGGTACCGCTGATACCACTATCACCGTGAGCATCACCATGGATGGGGAAACCACTACACAAAGCGGGACTGGTGCGAACACTGCCGTTGCTGCTACAAGTAAGGAGGCCAAATGAGCAGGAAGCATCGTTCACCTCATGAACGTAAACCTGAACCAAGGAACATGAAACGACTGCTTACTGCGGGTTTCGTGTCAGCAATCCTGTGCATGGGGTTAACCCCATTGGCATCAGCGGACACGGTGGGCCATGATATTAGTCGCTGGCAAGGAAACATCAATATTAGTGCGCTCGGCTCATTCGTCATCGTCAAAGCAGGCGGTAGCGATATCGGCTACTACTACACCGACCCCATGTACGCACGTAATGCGCAAGCTGTACGAGCAGCCGGTAAACAGCTCGGCCATTACTATTACAACGGGTATGCGAATCCGACTGCTACTGCGAATAGTTTCGTCAACAGTCTGGTGGGTTACCAGGCCGGTGATCCGCTGGTGTATGACGCGGAGGAATCCCGATTCGTGTCCCCAGCCAAAGTCATGGCATGGGTGCAACAAGTACGCGCACGTCTTGGCGCTACTGCGAATGTGTACGTGTATATGAGCTCCTCGGTGACTAGAGCCTACAACTGGTCCAGTGTGGCCGCGTCAGGCGTCAAACTCTGGGTAGCGAACTACGGTTCAAATAATGGTGCCTATCATGGTTCACCGTCCGTGGCGTACTGGGATAAATGGTTGATCCACCAGTACACCTCGGTCGGACGGGTATCCGGCTATAACGGTTCCCTGGACACGAATCTCGCCCGTTCAGGAGCATTCGGCAACGGCACCACAACAACCACTGTGCCGGTCACTGTTACGACAGTGAGCACGGTTCCTCACGGCACATATCTCGGCTATTCAGTCGCTCAAACGCAGAGGCTGCTCAACGCCAAGGGATACACGCTCGCTGTAGATGACTATTACGGTCCAGGCACCAGAGCCGCGGTCCGCGACTACCAGTCGAAACACGGGCTCCAAGCAGACGGTTACGCAGGTCCAGCCACACAAGCATCGCTCTCAGGCAGCACCTCGGCATCGAAGATCCGTGTGGACGGGTATGCCGGCAGCGCCACAATCGGTCTGTGGCAACAGGTCATGGGCACCACCACTGACGGTGTGGTTTCCGGCCAATACGTGCCGCGAGGATATACCCGAGTTGGGTTGGAATCCGTCACCTACGGTGGTACTGGCAGCCAGCTCATTAAAGCCGTCCAGAAAAAACTGGGCTTGAAACAGGATGGGCTACTCGGAACTACCACTATCAAAGCTATCCAACGTCATATCGGTGTGACCGCTGACGGCCATTTCGGACACGCGACCGTCAAAACATTGCAAACCAGACTCAACACAGGCAAATTCTAAGGAGCATCTTCATGGATACAGCATCAGCGATTCAACTCGCCACCATCATCGCCGGAGGTGTGACCTCCAGCGTCATCGTCCAGCTCGTCAAGCGATACATCACTTCGGAATGGAGACTGCCGTTCTCCCTCGCTCTGAGCGCGGTGGTCTCCGTGGCCGCCATCTGGCTGACGGGAGGATTCACCAGCCCGACCAGTGCGGCGGTCATCATCGCGGCCATCATGGGCGTGGCCCAGACCGTGTATGCGATCATCGCCAAAGCCTACGTGGATCTCGACACCACACCAGTCAGTGTCACAGCCACTCCACAACCAGTAGTGGTGGAAGAAACCACTACACCTGTAACCGTTGACGAGAAAGCATTAGCCGCCACCCAGGCAAGCATTACAGCCTGAGTTTAATAGTCAACAATCTTCAAACCCCTCGAATTCGAGGGGTTTAACATTTGCCCCGCTCCCGGCATCACGCCGAGGGCGGGGCCTTTCTTGCGTTCAAGTGGCTGTCTAGAAACGTCTGACACTGAATAACCAGTCCATCTTCATTTCAAGCAAGGTTTAATTGACGTATGACATTCTCAACCCCGAAAGTTACACCAGTGGCCATATAACTATTGTCTGCAAAAAGTGCAGGTAATCACAAAACATGCAGGTCTATATCATGGGACCATGCACGATTTCGATGACTATGACGATGTGACTACCCGCCCAAAGGTGCAGGCCGAGCAGCATGGTAATACGGACCAGGAGCGCAACCAGCGCACGCGCACACTCCTTGAGAAACGCAAAGACGCAATCCTTGATGCATTAGCGGATCCGAATCTCAGCAGGGGAGAACGCAAACTCCTCGAAGCTCAACACAAGGAAGTCAAGGCCGATATCCGTGCCATCAGATACGGGGCACCCATACACGTACTGCGAGCGCTGGACCTGAAATGGAGATGATTGGCGATAGTCCCCACTTAGTCCCCACTTGAAAAGTTCGTGTTAATATAGAGTAGTTCTGAGTTGACCTTGTAATCAGTCTTCCAAACTGATTACGCGGGTTCGATTCCCGTCGCCCGCTCCACTCACGGAGTTCAGAAACGGCGTAATGCCAACGATGATATGTGATTATTCTCAACGATAAACTCTGTCGGATTAACCGCTGTAACGCTGAGATTCAAACCTCATGAGATCCTAGCCGAATGCGCTAATGCGCTAATGCGCTAATAAGCTAATGAGCGCTCCTAATACGTAGGACAAGTGCTCCGCTAATGAGGACTAATATTCCGGCAGCAATAAATACTGAC